TATTATTTAGTGAGAAAATCAACACAAACCCTACAATTTTTAACAAATATAAATGCCTACGCACTTATACCTAGCATCAAAAAAGCACCCTTGAGGAGTTTCCTCTTGAGTGCTTGTCGTCTTGCTTTTGCCTGACGTAATGCCTGTGGTTTAAGTTTTCGTTTGGGATCCTTCTTTGAATGATGGATCCAGTTTGGAACGTTCATTGTTCTACCAACCTACTAAATCCTTTGACTTTCTCAAATTTTAACATACTTTCAAACTTATCGTGCATATCTGGTTTATGGGATATGACAAAAATATTAGTGTCCTTGATTACAAACCTTATAATCTTCAAGAACTCCTCTGTTCCCATACCATCTAAAGAACTGTCAAACACCTCATCCATTATAAGAAGATTGGTATTAACAGAGTTTTTCATTCGAGCAACTTCTCTCCAAGTAAACAGAAGTGCTAGATCAATTCTCATCTTCTCTCCTTCAGAGAAAGAAGCATAAGAAAAATCCTCATGAATTGGGGATTGAACGGTTTCGTTAAACTCCTCATCAAGTGTGAAGTTTATATAAAAGTCCATCTTCTGAAGATATCGATTGACTTGCTGATTTATCAGCGGTAGATACTTCTTAATGATTTTAGTCTTAACTCCACCGTCTCTAAGTAAGCTATATGCAAAATCATAATAGCTTATGGTGTCCTTCCTAGTTGATAATTCGGAGTATGTAGTTGTTAGTTTGTCCTTAAAGGTGGTTAACTTCTCATGCTCAGTATTTCTATCTGCAAGTTGTTCGGTAAGTTTTTGAATTTCCGATTCAAGATCTCTGATCTGTCTTTGACATCCAGAAATCCTAGTATTGTTTTTAGAAATGCCATGTGTGAGTGTAGTAATCTCCTTTGATAAATGGGTAAAGTGACGCTCTCGCTCTTCTTCCTCTTTAATTGCCTGTTCTAGTTCTTTATAACCAGATTGCAACTCCCTTGCTTTAGTTTGAGCGTCTTCGATTTTATTTATTCTAAACTCCTCCTCAATTGGTTGAGTACATGTAGGGCAAACAGTATTATTTGAAAAGAACTTATGCTCTTTAGTAATGGTTGTTACCTTATTGGAAATCTTACCTTTCAAGGTTCCTAACTCTCTTAATTTTTCTGTAGTACCCATTACTTTTTCTTGCTCTTTAAGCAATTCATCAACATCTCCTTGTATCAATTCGTTACGTTCTAAATGTGTTTCAACTTCAATATTTAATGTCTTAACTTTAGTATAATTATCATCTATTCTTCCTTTTCCTTGTTGTTCCAATTCTTCAATAAAGTTTTCTTGCATCTCTACTTTATCATTTAAAGATTCCTTTTTAAGTTGTAATGTTTTTATCTCCTCCCTAATTAATCTAATCTTATCTTTAATCAAATTATTCATAGAAGAAAATATCTTGATATCTAACAAATCTTCAATAACTTCTCTTCTATGAGAAGCAGTCAATTGCATAAATGGAACAAAGGCACTACTACCCAAGATAACAATCTGGGTAAATGATTTATAGTTCATCTTAAGAACATTAAGTTCCAACCATTTCTGCTGATCATTAGCAGAAGCAGATTGATCTAATAAATTACCATCCCTCCATATCTCAAATGTGTTTGGTTTAATACCTCTAACAACTTTCCAACTTGTAGATCCTATAGAAAACTCTACCTCAACTTTACAATCCTTTTCATTAACTGTATTAACTAACTGACCCTTACTAATTTTACGAAAAGGTTTATTAAACAAACTAAATGTAAGTGCATCTAATATCGTACTCTTTCCAGCACCATTTGTTCCTACTATTAATGTAGTAGAGTTTTTAGCAAATCTAGATTCTCCGTCAGTTTGAAAATTTATTTCAATGAATTGATTACCAGTTGATAAAAAATTCTTCCAACGAACTTTTTCAAATAATATCATGTCCAGTAGATGGTGGAACTACAATGTCATTTTGTGTAATAACTACATAATTGTAATCATGCAATTGACACGTTTTAATCATGACTTCATCTTCAACTTCAATAACATGCATTTCAGGACTTCCTTCATCTTCTAACATCATGGCATATCTAAGAGCATCATCTTCATTTTCAAAAAGATAAAGAATATGTTCCCCCTCATCATCTTGGACAGAATACGCTCCTTCATTTTCTTTTCCTTGAACTGTTAATATATACATCAAACTAACTCACATGCTTCTTGATATATCTCTTGTAAAACTTTTTGAACTCTTGATTTATCCAACTTAATTTCTGCTTTTTCAATATACCTATTCAATACAGAAATAGTATCTTCAGATTCAAATGCTTCAAACTCTTCTGCTTCTTGAATTGCAAAGTTTTCTACTACTTTAAGTTCTGCCACATTAGCAGCATATAATTTATCGATAAATTTTTCAAACTTAGTAATATCAGATTTCTGACGAACAATAACCTTTACTATTTTATTTTCTAAGTCTCTAGTATCAAATAATTGATAATCAGTATCCTTATAATAAACAATATGATGTAATCTATATGGATTGTTTATTGAAGTATGTTCAAATGTTTCCGTGTCCCAAAGATGAAAACCTCTTTCAGTATCATTTACATCACCCCAAAAGAACTCATATGGACTTCCTAGATAATTAATATTATCTTGAAATGATCTACAATGATAATGTCCAGAATATACTTTTTCAAATTTATCAAATGGAGTCTTCTCCATACCATGTTCCATAAAATGACCAGCAGTAGCTTTAAACCCATTTAGTTCCAAATGTCCCATCACCACTTTACAATCAGATTTTTCAACTTTTTTAAAAGTCCTTTCTTTATTATCATTATTAATCCAAGGAACAAAAAGAACTTTTGTATCTCCTAATTTAACTTCTTCCGTTTCTGCATATATTTTTACATTATCATACTCTCTCAATAACAAATCTACTGCATTAATATCATTAGTATTTTTATAATATGCTGTATGATTACCAACAATAGTATGAACTGTACATCCTAATTCTTTAAGTCTATCAAAATAATTATCCTTTGCCCATGCCAATGCATTAAAATTAATACCTGTGCGATTATCGAAAGTATCTCCCATATCAACAATCGTAGTAATTCCTTCCTTCTCTAAAAAAGGAAAGAACACATCATTATAAAACTTCAAGAAGTAATCATGAAAAAGTTTAGAGTTTTTTCGTGCTCCGAAGTGCTGATCCGTTATGATTGCAATCTTCATTAATTACGAAGTTTTGAGTGTACAGCATCCTTGATGGAATTATAATCCGAATAATTAGATCCGTCAATATTATTGTTATCATCAAACACTTCATTATAACCAGACTTCTCAATAATCTTATTCTTAATTTCTAACTGACGTTTCTCTCTTTGTATTCTGCGGAGAAATGCATAATGTATAATCTGCGTAAAGTAAGCAAAAGGATTTTTGGATTTCTCAGGATTAAAATTATGTATGTATTGAACGCAATTTTCTATTCCATCAGAAATCATGTCCTCCTTGAACATGTAATTTACGAAATTAGGTTTAAATGATAAGTGATTTGCAATCTTTAAAAAACACTCACCAATGTATCTTGGAATAACAGGTTTAGGTTGATCCCTAATCTTTGCTATCTCAACATCTTCACGATACTTAATTAAAGCAGCAAGAAATTCCTTATTATTTACATAATGTTCCGATCTCTTACGTTTTGCCATAGGTCGAATTATTCCCATAGGTTTTTGTCCCTACTATGTAGATATTATAACACTTCTACAAATAGTTGACAAGGTATCAAAATTCTTGTACAATAACTCTGTCAGGGGTTAAGGGATACTACTCTTTAGGTTCTTTGGAATCTAATTTAAATATTTTTTCTAGATTTTCTTTCGCATCATTTACGTTAGATATATATCCCATTCTTCTATTAAGTTTGTGTTGATGATGATATTCTCTTTGAAAATCTCTAAGAAAATGTTGATACATATGAATCATTTCCATATCAGAAGATTCTGATAATGTTATAACTCTATCCATATTAATAATAAACATATCTTCTCTAGTAGTTTTTAACCAAGGTTCTACTTTATATCCAACTAGTCCACCTTTATTTTTTATTTCACTAACAGTTACAGGAGCATGAACAATTAACATAGTCCTATCCTCTTCTTCAGAAGCAGCTACCCGTGCGAATATCTCTTCGCCAGAATTTAATTTTATTGTTGCATAAAAGTCGTCTTCAATTCCCATCTTTTTTAAGTTGTACTGTGACTATTTCATAGTTAAAATTTTCTTCATTGTAGATTTTAATTCTTTCAATAAAATGATTTAGTGTGTAATTTTTTCTAGAATTGTAAGTGCAATCATCTGATATATCATATAATGTTGCCTTTACTTTGTTACTAGCTTTCCTAAGTATGCGTCCAATGCTTTGGAGATTTCTAATTCGTGATTTTGACGGTGAGGCAAAGATAACATTATGGAGGTTTTTAATATTAATGCCAGTACTAAATGTTCCATATGAGGCAACGATGATTGCATTGTCTTCCTCCTCTGTAATTTCACGGATTAATTCTCTTTGTTCAGCATCCACTCCACCATGAACAAAGAATAATTTTCTATCAGTTTGTTTGCTATTATTTATCTTTTCGTATAGCACTGCACCATGTGCTTCTACCCTACTATACAATACTAGTGTATTACCTTTTAAATCTAACGTCAAATTTTTTATAAAATTATTTCTTTGATCATGAGATATTAAATATTCAATTTCATCATTATATACATCAAACTTCTGAGGAGGATGTTTAAGAATAATACATTGTATATCTAATTGAGAAAGGTGTCCTTGTCTCATTAGTTCATCTGTTTTAGTTACTTTGTATGAAGGTCCAAACAATCCCTCTAACACCCATTTATGCGTCTGTGTGCCGTCTAATGTTCCAGTAAATCCAAATCTATACTTAGCATGGTGTAATTTTGTCATTATAGATATTAAGGACTTACTTTTAAATAAGTGAGCTTCATCACCAATAACAACGTTATAGTCTTCAAAAAAGGATCTCTCTAATTTATAGACAGATTGCCATGTAGTAATAGTAACGGGGTGTTCGTTGGTCTTATCTTTTCCTGCGTATATGCGGTGGCAAAATGACTCAGCATCCCAACCATAATCTTCAAAATCCTTATACATCTGCTCTACGAGAGATGTCGTCGGAACAACTAAGAGAATTTTTTGTCCTTTATCAACGTAATATCTTACAAGAGAGTAAATCATCAAAGATTTGCCTGAAGCAGTTGGTGATATCAATAGCTTTCTATTATGTTTTAATGCATCATATACTCCCTCAACTTGGTATTTTCTTGGACTATGAGAACAGATGGATTGCATATAATCTTTAACACCTTCTTTCGATATACCCTCATTTACTTCAAAGGGTAATCCATAATGTTTATTATCTACAAACTTGTATGTATAATCATGTCTCTGACAAAAAGAAATAATTCTATCTAATAACCCAATATATATTCTTTTCGATCTCATATCGAATAAATGTATCTCACCATTCCAATTCCTATTCCTATATTGAGGCATGAACTTTGCACCCTCTACCTCAAAAGTAAAGTGGTCTCTTAATTCATACTCAATATGAGGTTCTGAATCTACTTTTAAAAATACTTCGTTAGCCTTTGATATGACAACATTGGCTGTTGTGTCAATCACTTAACCCATGCATCTATGGGTATTTATGAAGTTATGTCAACCCTTGATATTGGGAACAAAATCTTTAAATCCTTTTGATCCTTTTGTCTTCTTTGGTTTCTTAGGTTTTACTTTAAATGTTCTTTCTGTCTCTTGTTTAGAATAATTACCTTGACCATCATATTCGGTTCTATTTGCTTCCATTGTTTTTAGATATTCATCTTTGTCACCTAGTTGCTCTGGATCTAAAGCATTACCATATCTACCCTTACCTGTAGTATCATACCAAAGATTTCCTGCAATTGATACTCTTGCTTCATCAGTTCCATAGAAAGGATGAACAGCGTGCATCAATGCAGCAGGGAAGAAGCACATACAATTTTCAAACGATTTACCTAATTGATATGACATACTTCTAATGCCACCAAGTGAATCAGTATATTGGAACTCAAAAGTTCCTGCTTTTCTATTATCTTTTTTAATATCTTGGAACTGTGGTAACTTACATTGGTCTTCCCATTCTGTTGGGATCTTCATCCAAATAGCAAATGAATAAACACCACCATGAAAATGGAAAGGATTAAAATCTGTTTGATATTGATAGTTGACCCAAAACTCTGTAAGGAGTAATGGAGTTGTCATAGGATCGGTCTGAACAAAACTTCTAACTGGATCTGATCCATTGTTACTTTGACGAAATGCATTTACTAGAGGAAGACATGCTTCTCTATAGAAAAAATCATTATCATCATCAAGTCCAAAACTTGCAGTAAGATTTCCTGCTAACCGATGTTTATATTCTTCTTTTTGATTTTCTGCTCTGCGTATCATCTTCCATAGATGATCTACCATATCATCACCCAGTCTTGCAAATACAAACCCCTGTGTTGGAGGAGTCATGATTCTCATATCTTTAAAAGACATTAACCTAAACCTGAATTAAACTTCATAAACTCGATAGCATTTTTTATTTGAAAGGTTCTATTTTGAATAACCTTTAGGATGCTTTCGATATATACTAACATTGTATCATAATAATCGATTTTTAGGGAGCTAGTGGACAGTTTCTCATCTGCATCCAAATATTTTGTCATAGTATCCTTATCCCTTATCTTTTTGGGAAATGGGTTTTCTATATAGACATCAGGATCTGCCTTACCTGAGAAGTATTCATACCTCTCATGTCGGATGTTTTTTCTTTGTTGTTCTGCTTTCTTTCTCAGTAGAAAGATAGTATTATATAATTCAAAATACTTTGCATGTAGAGAGGGGATGTTCAACGATTCTTCATGTAGATTATCTCTGTCTATCTTTGCGTCTTTTTCCCACATCTCTTGAATAGATTCAAGACTTAGACTCATAAAGCTTTATTTTCCATATCAGTGAGGTTGTATATAGTATACTTGAAAGACACGTCTGCTGTAAAGTATTCTATGTCTGTATCGGTTGCATCAAATGTAACAGTGGAAAGAGTATAAGGAAAGAGGTCATTAAATACCACTTGAAATGATGGAACAAGATTACTACTTAAAATTTGAAGTGTTCCATCAGAATAAATGTTATCTCCTGCTTGACCAAAATTACCTGGCAATACTGCTTCACCTTCCAATTTACGAAACTCATCCATATTTTCAGGATAACCTAATCCACGTATCCATCTCTGCAATTCCATATAGTTGACAAGATCTTCATCAACTAGAAATCTTAAAGTAAGATCTCCAAATTGAATCTTATCACCAGGAGTTGGAATATTTCTTAAGTAAGTTGGTTGCTCTGCAATACCAAGATCCATAGATGGAATATTTGCTTGGTTGCAAAAGAATGCAACACCAGGTGCTCTCTTTAATGAGAACTTAAAACCAACAGGTGATAAAAAGTTTCTATTCTCAATAGGGGTTCCTGGTCTATCAGCAGGTGGTTTTCTAAGTGCCATTATTCATCTCTGTTTATTTGTTCTTCAAGTTTTACTTTTGCAGCTTTAACTCCAGCAAGTCTTACTTCTAAAGCATCCTCAAAACGTTGTAGTAATTTCAATTTAAATTCTTTACGACTCATGATAGTGGAACGCAGGTCTCCTATCTTATATTTAGTAAGCATCTACATCAACTAACTCTTTTGAGTTCCACTCATCCTTGTGATCTTCAATAAACTGAGGTATGCAACCTTTAATTATATAATGATTCTTTGGATCAACATTTTTGAACTCCGTATCTCTTCTATTACCAACTGCTTTGTACATAAGTCTGGTATATTTTTCAATATCTGTTAAGAATTGAATTTTTTTCTTTCTTGCTTCTGATGGCAATCTCCTCTTTGTATAGAGTATAATATCTACTGGAGTTTTTGACCCATACTCCAATACTGCTTCACAAAAAGCACGACATGAATATGTATCAGCATCCATAGAAAAAAGGAAAGTTGTTTTATTATCAACTACAATATGGAATTCTTTATCTAAGATCTCCATCCAAGGTTTTCTTTCTTTGATACGAACTGCATTCTCTCCTTCAGCATGTCTTTTAACTATACCATCTACAATAAGCGTAACATTATTTTGAGTAAAGTATTTGTGAATATCTAATTCATTTTTTAACCAATCATTAATATCCACCTCATTGGGTTCTAATTCACCACAATTTATTAAAGCAAGACCTGCTGTAATAACATCTTCTCTAGTTCCCTTAGTAGCAGGATCATGCTTTAAGTTTTCTAAAACTCCACCACTAATTCTAGGTCTATCACCATCAATCATCTTCTTAAGATTTATCCAAGGTATTTTTTTCTCACCATTTCTTTTTCCTGCTAGAGCTCTACCTCTACCCTCTACTGGGTTTTCTTTTCCAGTGGAATCTTTGGATCCCATACCTGGTGTATATTTTGTGAGATAATTTTTTATAAAAAAGTTATTTTCTAGTGCTTGAATTCTTTCTTCGGCGTTACCTTCTTGTCTAACACCATCATTCGACCATATATCATCTAGTTCATTTACTTCTTTAACTAAATCAAGAGAACCTAAAGATTCAAACTCATATCCTTTTGGTATCTCTATCTCCATACCTATGAAGTCTTCTAAATTTATCTCTCCAACTCCGTTAAAACCTGGTAGTTTAATAGGACTTACGATGTCCTGTCTCTTGATAGTAATTTTCATTAGTAAATACGATTGCGTTAGCGATTGCCTTTTACTGAACGGAGCCGAAGCGGTGTGGTTCAAAGATAATAATTTATATTATATATGAGAATAAAAAAAAAGTCAACCCCCGAAGGAGTTGACTTTGAAGATATATAAGCGTCTCGCTTACATGAGGTTCTTAACAGCAACACGTCTGTAGTAACGGTTAGCATTCTCTGTAAGAGTACCCAATCCCTGAGTAGTTCCTTGTGAGAATGGGTTCTCAACCATTCCGTAACGTGTCTTAAATCCGATTTTAGGCTGGAAGCTGTTCTCTCCAACTGCACGAACCATCTGTAGTGGAACGTATGGGCAGTAGAATAGTCCTGCATCATAAGGTGAAGTACCTTTGTAGCCAACAACATAATACTGATTACCACCGTTAGTCTGGGTGTTACCAGAAACATCTAGGTTAGCAGCATATGGGTCGATGTAGACTCTATACTTACCTTGTAGAACACCAGCAAATGTATTGCCTGTGTCATCAACATTAAGGTTAGCATTAAGTGCAGGGGTGTAATCAAGAACACCTGCCATTGTAAGTGCAGAAGCAACATCAGCAGAACAAAGGATGATGTTACCCTTTCCGCGACGAGTTCTTTGTGCGATTGCGTTAGCATCTCTCTCAATCTGGAATAGAAGTCCTTTGAACTTCTCAACAGACCATCTTCCGTTTGAGTCGATGTCGAGGTCGAAGATACCAGCAGTTGCAGTGTTAGAAACAGCACCCTGTTCAGCAGTCTTGTAGATAGTTCTAATAACTTCTCTGTTGATTTCCGCAAGGATCTCAGTAGAAAGGATATTAGCAAGTTCTGCTTCAGCATTTAATCCGTGGATTGCCTTAAGGTCTTGAGCAAGCTCTAATGAGTACTCAGCTTTAAGTGCTCTGGAACGTGCAGTTACAGTGACTTTCTCGATTGAGAATGCCATCTG